ACTGGACTTGGCTGCGAAACTGCCACACAGATGGCAGGACACCTGGCTGCATGGCAACGTGCGAGACAGATCAGCCACCTTTGTTGCGATGGCCTATGATCTGGCGAAATGTGGTTGGCGTGCACAAGACGTGTACGATGTGCTATGGTCCTGCCCGTGGAACAAGTATCATGACCGTCGTGACGGTGAAGGATACGTCAAAGACATCGTAGACAGGGTGTTTTCATGAACGATTATGGGGCAATGAGTTTCAATGATCTGACCGAACTGATCGGTGACATGCGAAAGCAAATCACCTTCTTGGAACTGGTTGTTGCCGAACAGAGGGCAACCATTCAAGGATACGATCAGGACGCTATCGTTCAAGCGTTGCTGTTGGATAACGCTGGACTTGAGGAACAAATCAACGAACTTGAGAATCTGGCTGAGGATTTGTATAACGGCCTTAAGGAAGCCGAATCCCAGTTGGATCGTTTAGGTGTCGGACTACGAATGTTCGCACAGGAAGCTGTGCGAGAATTCGAAGAAATGTTTGAAGATGGAGATTGATGTTTGGGTTCCGATCAAACCAGTCGCGAAACAGCGGCCACGCCTTGCCCGTCGCCGCAAGGGTCGTGGAAATGTTGCGTATACGCCGCAGCCCACTCGAAATTTTGAGACCGAAGTCGCAAACCATGTGCGACGTGAAATCGGTTGTCATCCAATGTTTGGTGAACAACCCGTTTGTGTTAGAGTTGAAATCCACACCGACGGTTTTCACTTGCACGTTTCGCATGCCGAAGCATCTGTACGTCCTAACGGTGTCCGTGGCGACATAGACAACATTGTGAAATCCATTTTTGACGGGTTGAACGGTGTCACCTGGGTGGATGACAAGCAGGTGGAATCGTTGGAAGTCATGTTTGTTGGGGTGCCCCGTAAGGGCACCACCTATGTGGGTGACTGATGGCTATCGGTTCTGCACCTGAGATCGGCTACCAGTTCACCCTGTGGGGCCATATGACCCCTGAGGCACGTTTGGCATGGTTCAAGTTTATGCGTGAACAGTGGGGCAGCAATCTGTATGCTGGAGAAGCAGCGATCTGTAGCCCCAACGAACAGTTACGTGAACAGTATCGAAACGAAATCTTGGAGGAAACCTATGCCGAATAAAGCAGCGTTCTCAGACCGATCCTGGCAGGAACGAGAAACCATTCTGGGTGACCCAGCGGAACATCGATTCCGTGTGTGGGCAGCAGAACAATATGTTCCCTACACCGATTACGGGTTGCGCCGACCGCAGGTGCCTGTATACAAACTGCCAGCATTCATCCGTTACACCCCTGACTTTCTGTTGGGTGACGCACTGGTGGAAGTTCAGGGTTGTGGTCGGGATCAGATTGTCAAACTGAAGCATGACAAACTGTCAGCATTGTCAGATTGGGATAAACAGTTCCCTGTTTACGTTTGGCTGTGGAATCAAACATTGGATCAGATTGGTGTCACAAACATGGATACTGTTTTTGATCTCACTTTGGAAAGTGCTCGTACACATGATCTTCGGGTCGATGGTTTGTTTGATGGTGACAAACCGTACACCAGTATTCATTGGGATGAACTGATTGGTCACCGTGAAGTTCTCAAGACTCCAGATGACTGGTTGATTTTCCGTCCAGACTGGCAGCAATGGAAGGCTGGTCGACAGTGAAGTTCGGTTACCGTGACAAGGTTGACCGAGCCGAAATCCCCTATTCTCCAGGTGACGCACCAGGATTCCACGACCCGTCACGACGCATGTACCGTCAACATCATGTGCCCGACAACGACTACCAGGCGTTAATGGAAACCGTACCAGGAGCCGATATACCGATGACCGCTGTAGAACGTGAAGCAGACTGGCTGCTGTTCCAAGAAAAACTGGATGCAGCCAACCTGACGGAACGAGAGAAGATAGTGGTCGATTGTGTGGTGATGGGCGGCATGTCGCTCAGCCAGGCTGCTGTGGTGGTTGCACAGGCTGAAGGTTTGAATAAGGCTCCAGCTAAAATGGTTGTCGCCCGATGTCGTGATCGGGCGTTAGAGAAGATTCGTAACGTGTTCACTACTTGGGAGGAACAATGACTGTTGATAACGATTATGTGCGGGACAGTTGGGAATGGGCTGTGTCACGTATCATTGTGGCACACGAACTAGATATGCACACGTCGAACAAGACGATGTTTCGTGACCTGTATCGGGCTTCGATGTGGGCTGTGATGGCCCGTAAGGCATGGACTGAATATAATCAGTGTGCTGAGGTGCCGTTGCAGGCACATGATTTGATTCAACTGTTGGCGAAGAAGCAGCATGATTATGGTCATGCGAACATTATGGAACATGGTCAGCATGGTGTGGCGATCCGTTTGTGGGATAAGATTGCACGGTACGATAATTTGTTGCGGCGTGGTGTTGATCCTGAGAATGAGTCGTTGTTGGATACGTTGATGGATATTGTCGGGTATTGTGTGATTTGGTTGATGTTGGCGAATAACACGTTTGTGTTGCCGTTGGCTGCGGACATGCCGAGGGGGCGTGGCCGTGGTTGATCTGCACACCAACGGGATTGTGAACTGTGTACCAACGGGAGCGCAGGACGACATCGTGGGGCGGCTGCGGCGTGCTGCTGTCGGCCTCGACATGAACCAGACTGCCGCCGACGAGATTGAACGGCTGCGTGCCACCCTCAAACTTGTAACCGAACATCCATCACACACAGACGGATACGCAAACTCGGCACAACACTGCGAAAGTTGTGCCGAAATCATGGAGACAATCAATGATTTATGAGGATGAACGAGGCGAACTAATAGACATCCCCGTCAACCAAATCACAGGGGAAAAAACATTGCAAGACGGGTCAACCAGATTCAAATTTATCGGTGGCCCATACCATGACATGATCTTCCGTGTCTACCCGCCATACGATGTGATACACTGGCCCGACGGCACCACCTACGAGATACATCCACCACTGAACTTGAAGAAGTCATCAAAATGGGTGTACGTGTATAATCCGCAACCTGAAAGGCGACCAGCATGACCAACGACCAGCTAGCATTCCAAACTTTGGCAGCAGAAGTACGACACTGGTTGAACCATAAACAAGCCACCCTGTGGGCCAACTGGATCATCACTGATCCAGCAGGCGCACAACAGGCCGCTGAATGGTTCGCTAACGAACTACAAGCCTTCATGCAGCATCGAATGGAAAACCCGTGGAACACCCGTGACCTAAGTGATCCCAGGTGGGATGTGGTTGCATGAACCGTGCCGACATGTGTGAACTGTACGACCAACTCAAAATGTTGGAACAACATTTAAAGGATTGTGGGGCACCCCGTACAATCACTGCACGGGCACACAACGCACTACTGGCCGTAAACTGGGGGATAGATAATGCAAACCGCCGCTGACATGCCTGAATGGTGGGAACAAGTGTTCAACCATAAAGAAGCAGAACAACTGGAACGCACAGCACGTCAAGTGGTGCATCTCCATGAGGAACATGAGGAAGAACGAGACATCCCGATCCCACAGGATTTTGTGGAGATTTCAATGTATGTGCCTGTGGAACAGTTCCAAGATATTCTGCTAGGTATCCGTAACGGAATCGCTTACACACCTCGTAACGAAGTGTGGCATGACTTCCTATGGCTGATAGGTGAATGTTTGGCTTTAGAGTATGTTGATAGCAATCCGTTGTGGGACACACCAGATAACCCTGATGATCCTCTAGGTAACCTGTTAGCAATGTTTCTGCCAGAACCGCCAGGTTCAGGGGAACATCCGTGGGGTAGCATGTAGCTACTATAAACTGTTTATAGTAGCCGCCCTTATTAACGGTTACCAGATAACCGTTATCATGTTTATGACATAAACAAGAAACCCCACCGCACTGGTGGGGTTCTTGTCATTTACGGCCACGATTCCTGGCACGATTCTTCCTAGATGATTCAGCTACCAAACGTCCGTCTTTCGTGTGGGACATGTCTGGCCCGCCTTTACCCATGATGCCACGCCGTCGGCGTGCCTTACCAAGCTCCGACCTGTACTCTTTACGTTCCTCGGTCGAATGGTAGTCGGTATCGTACGCTTTCTTCTTAGCAGCAGACTTCGGGTTCTTCCGATAGTTTGCAGCCGATTTTCGGGGGTTAGAAACCTTCGGGGGTGCCATACACTGTTTCCTCTGGATCGTCGCTTAGAAACGATTCTACGGGCACTGGCGGGGTCGCTGGCAGGGCAGCCAACACATGGTCACCTGTGCCGTCGGTCAGCGGGATGCGGAACTCGATCTGCTTGGTGTCGGCGTTATAGACGACCTGGGCGATGCGAAGGTCGGTCACGATGCCCTCGTGAACACGAGACCTGCGACTTGAATGTCAGACGCGAATGTGTCGGCAACATCTGTTGCCACGCGACGCAAACCGAACATCAACATTTCACCAGCCCCAACAGTGATTGATGTTGCTACGCGTGCGTATTTCATCTGAAATTGAGATGGCACGGTATGAGTGGTGTAGACGGGCCCAAGCCATCCTGTGACCGCATTGTCGCCATCTGTTGCGGCCAAGTAGTGAAAATCCATGTTGACATCACCAGAACCAGCCGACCACTGGTTATACAGCATGTCAACATGGCATGTTGACCACCATGAAGGAATGACAACCGAGCCGCCGATTGCTTCTTCAGTTGAAGCGTCGAGCAGCCAGTAACCGAATCGGCTACCTCCACCACCGCTCAGCGTTGGCGAACCAACAGCAGGACTCATCGCTCCAGCGGAAACTCCCAACTTGTCCCCGCTCTTCGGCACAAACCTGCTGGAGAACTGCGACCCTTGCGCCAACTCGTCAGCCGTAATATACTCCGACGAATTAGGTGAACCCACATCAACAACAGGAAACAAATCACCATTCGCCAAATTAGCACCCGTCAAAGCAGGCAACTGTGAAATCTTAGACATAACACACTCCTTTACAAAAAGTTATTCAAGTTCAATAGGTAAACCAGATTCATCCAACATTGGGGTACCATCCTCCAACTGCAACAGATGAACCCAACTAGGACTGGTGGTCACCTCATAAAATTGGGCAACCTGCTGCACCTCAGCATCAGTCAATGCTCGTCGCCACACGGCGACAGCAAACAACTCCATATCGGAATAACCCAACGAAACAGAACCACCAACACGGAACGTGTCACTGTTCGCCAACGAACCAGTAGTGGTATCAACCGTCGTAACACCAGACAACACACCATCCGTTGTTGCCCAAGCCCGATCCAACGACACATCACGATGCATCGACAATGTACGCAACTGGCCCGACACAGGAGTCGGGGCAGCCAAACCACCAACACGATTCGTGCCATCCCCAAACCTGTAGGATGATACGCCACCAGAGAAAAACATTTGATAACCAGTCATTGTGGCAGCAATACTGGTGCCCTTGCCTGCAACACTGTTGTTAGAGATTGTGCCCCATGTACGGTTCACGACCATCACAGTGAACGAATCTGTCGCCCCAAAATCCAACAGGTCATTATCAGGAATCTCCCAATAATCATCTGCACCGAACAACACGACAGGACGAGTTACAGCAACACTCTTGCGGCCGCTAGTTGCACGGTTGATGGTGACGGTTGCAGCATTCGTTGAGGATTCAACGAATGAGGTTTGGTCACCGTCAATGATTCCTGTCGTGAAGTTGGCATCCATCTGGACGACACCACCAACCCGATAGATCGTGCGGAAAAACTTGGCGGCAGTATCAATTGCTGCACCCATAAACATTGATGCCGTAACAGGAGTAAACGTCACCGTCCCAGCCGTCGTTACCTGTCTGTTGACAGTCCACGACGTTGGTTCCGTTTCCTGATCTGGAGCAATCTCAAAAGTAGTGACACGGTTACCAGCCCCATCGTTACCATTGAATGTGACTTGCACCCATCTTGTTTCACCAGCAGGAACATTGAGAGCAAGGCTATCAATGTTGATGATGCTCGCATTGTTTCCAGTTGGGGTGATCGCTAAACGCAGCACACCACCTGTTGTCAAGAAAAAAGCGAATTGCCTATCAGGGTCAGCGAAAGTTGTTCGCTGCAAAATATCATTCGTCCCCGATGGCGTATTCCAATTATCGAACGCTACACGCGCCGTAATAGAAAACGAGGTTGTTGGATTATAAGCGGCAAGGTTCGGGACAGAACAGTTATTAGATACGGATGCACCAGCACGATACAAATAGTTTTCACCAGTGTGCGTCAACAATGTCGGATATGTGGATGCGGTGGAACCGTCACCACGTTGAGCATCCAAAACCGAACCACCCCAACCAAGGTTCGGAATCTTCGTAGCCCCCTCAGAAACAGCGTACGCATCCAGCCACAAGACGGCATCATCCAACACACCGTTACCAGACCAATACATGTACTCAGCATCATTCAACGTGTCCGCATCAGGGACACGATCAAAATAGTAGTCCACCAAATCGACACCAGGATTACCGTCATCAACCTCGCCCATCCACCGATCATAAACATCGGTCACAGAATGAGTCGCATGAGTAACCCCATACCTGTTAGATAGCCTGAGCCAAATCCAATCATTCAAATACCTGAGAGTCAAACTTGAACACCCCCTTCAAACCATTCGCACGGTAACCCGAATTACGACCAGACACCTTCTGAGGTGAACCATCACAACAAGAATCCTTGTAGCCACATGATGGGCATCTCCACCGACATGCAGTCGGTGGATACAGTTCACCACAATTCAAACATTCCGACATCAAACAACCCGATAACCTTTCAGGTCAGCGATATCGTAAATAGATTTCCAAGTCACCTGATCCACCACACCCGAAACAGGAAGCTGAAAAAACTGTTGCCACTGCCTGACAGCCCGTTCTGTTGCACCACCAACCCCCATGATTCCATCAACCGCCAACTTGGCATCCATCAAATTATTTAACGCACGTTGCACCACAAACACGTCAGGGCCAACAACCCGTGCCCGCAACGTCATACGAGGTGGCCGAGGATCATTGACAGCAGACGGCTTAGGTGGCTGCGGAAGCGGCCACACCTGAAGTTGGCGTGAACCATTCTTCGACCTTGCATCCGTAAACTCCTTCGGTTGCACATGCCAAGCTTCCTTTAGATCAGAAAACTCTCGGAAACCGAAACGTGCAGCATTCTTCTTCATCCACACCAAATCACCCACCAGATCGGCAGCAACCCCAAACCCCTGATAGGCATCATCCTCATGATATGAACGGCCAGGAGGCGCAGCATGCGCCATCCCCTTACGCAACTTGTATCGTTTCCCTTCAAACGTGCAACACGGAAACACGTTAGACACCTCATGGCGTTGAAGAAACAAGGTGCGCTGACCCGAAGCTGAACGGGCACCGCCACCAATACCAAGATCGGTACCCTCCGCTTGGGCGGCATCAAACATGGCAACTAGACGGCGACGGAACTCGGGATGCAACCTGTACCACGCCCAAACCTTCTCCAACTCGGGCAACGTCAACCGTTTCTGCCAACTGTTGTATCCATACAAATATTTGTTCACGCCACATCACCCCCAAAATGGTCTGAAAGAACCGTAACTCTCTTTTTACCAGGTTTCGTAACCTTCAAATCCACATCGGCAACCATGTTGAATAACACGTCAGTCGTGTTATTCAACGACTCAACCTTACTGTGCAACTGATCCAGTTTCGCTTCCGTATATTCACGATGCACATGGATTGTGTCCAACATGATCCGCTGATTCTGTTGAATAGATATCAACTGTTCAGTTTGTTCAACATGCTGCTTAGTGGTCACATGCCTGTTCTTACGCACCGTATACACGGTGCCAGCAAACAGTAGACAGCTAGAAATGATGGAAGCAATAATCGTTTCCATGTCACATCTCAGCCAGCCGACGCAACCGCTTCAATTCTTCACCCATAACCAGATTACGACGATACTGTTCACCTTGCTGCGCCCTAGGAGTACGTTCAGCAAACGTCAAACCCAACAACTGTGAAGCTGCCGTGTACGGCAAATTCTCCTGACCCTTCGGATTGCCGATAGGGGCGACACGTTCCAACTGTCCCAAACCAGGGAACAAGCCACGCAACACATTCATCACCTCAGGATTCACCACAGTTTCACCCGACCCAGCCTGCTCAAACCCTGGCAGAACACTGAGTACATCACCAATAGGGCCACGACCCAAACCGATAGGCAGACGTTCGGGACGTGTCCTGTCAATCGGAATATCAGAGAACAACTGTCGGTCAGCGATAAGTTCGGCAGGCACCTTTAGGAACGGACCCAAATCAGCGAAGAACCTGGCATTCGTCGGATCAGACAAACGGTCAATTTCCCCAGGGAAAGTGACCGCAGGAAGATCAGTGAACAAATACAGGTCATAACCGCCGAAACCCTTGATACCCATCTTTACAGCACCCTCAGTATCATAATACTGTGGAACCAAACCTTCTTCCTGAAGGCCATAGTTCATGTTGCGTTCAAAGTTGACGATAGTACGATTCACCTTCGCCGCAGACGACACCCATGTCTGCGACTGTAGAGCCATGTTGCGACTAAAGAAAATCCAGAACGGATTAACCAGCTTCATAAACTGGTCAAACTTGGTGACATCAGAATAATCGAAATGCCATTTCGTCACAATATCGACAGCCTGATCGACCGTACCGCCACGCTTCAACACATCATAGGCGTGCGCTCCACGCACATGGTCCTCAACCCAGCCGCCCGCTTTGCGGGAAATGCGGAACAACGCAAAGTTGTTTTCATCAAACGGGTTAGCGTTCATCTTGCGGAACCCTGCTGTAGCAAACTCTGATGCGGCCTGACCGCCACCAGTTGCACTGGTGGCAGCAAACGCCTGATCCAACAAACGTGCCTCATCGGCACCAAACTTTTTGATGGCATCATCCATATAGCCTTCAGGGTTATGGGTAACCATCGTATAAAACTCGTTCCATTTCTTCACGTTCTTCAACGCTCCAGGACCAGCCTCTAGATACATGTTGAACATCGCACTATAGGCGTTACGGACATGGAAGCCTGGGCGCAGAATGGCGTAACCTTTGAACAGGCCGAAATATTTGCGACCAAACTTACCAATGTTAGGTAGTTCATTACGAACCCAATCCAGTTTGGTTGCCTCATAAACCCAATCGGTCATTTGCATGGTTTCACTCATCTGCACCATGCCAGCACGGGCCTTGTCAAACACTTCAACCATTCGACCAGCAGCCAAATCATCAAACATCTTCTGCAACGTCACAACCTGATTGCCAGCCTCCAACACATCCAAATCTGCCTTGGCGGCAGCAGCCTCCAATTTGGCGATAGCTTCAACAGCCATCGGATTGCCGTCACGTTGCAACACGGCCATAACCGTGTTGTAACGATTCATCATGTCATCGTAATGTGCCTGGGTAGCGCGCTTCGGGATAGTCAACACATCAGGGGAACGGGCAGGAATGGTTTCCTGACCCTTACCAATCTTCTTTGCGCCCAACAGCTTTTCATCAGTTAATGCTTGCAACTCTGCGATACGACGATTTAACGTCCCAATCGCAAACTGTTTATCAGCCTGAACAGTTAGAAACACTGCATCAGCATCATCGGCAGCAGACATCAAATTGTTCCGATTCTTAATGTATGCTTCCAACATGTTAGAAGCATTCACCAACACCAAATCGGTGTCACGCATCAACTCGTCATTCAACTGTTGCTGCAAAGCAACAAACTCGTTATACGAATCCTCTGCCTGACGGATACGGCCCTGCAACATTTCACGTTCCGCTTGCAACACCAACTCCTGTTGACGTGCCCCAGCAGTCCCACGATACTGTTTAGTTTTAGCAAGAATCTGTGCCTGCTGATCCTGCAACTTTCGGATATCATCCTCAAGAACCCTGATCTTACGGTTATTGCGGCTCTTAGCTCCACGCAACCGTTCCGCAGCCTTCCTCACCTCGGCTGCACGTTCACCGAACTGTTCACGGGCCGCAGTGACAGCGACCTCCAAATCTTGTAGCTCCTGACGGGCAACAGCAACCTGGGCTTCAGCAACATCAATCTTCTGTTGGAACTCGGCACGCTGCCGAGTCCAAGTCACAAGATCATCTTCCAGTTTAGCAACCTGTTTCTGTAGATCAGAAATACGAGCAAACGTATACTTCTTCAGTTCGATAAGTTCCTTACGGCGAACACTTGCACCAGAACGCAACGTGGCCCTTTGTTTCTCTGCGGCATTCTTCAAATCAGTTGTCACATCAGACATACGCTTCTTAAACACAGGGTCTTGATTAGCAACCATCTTCTTCGCCAAATCATCAGTGAACCCATACTCACCCAACAAACGCAACTGTTCTGCACGTTGAATCGCACGTTCAGCCTGCTTCACATAGCGAGGCATGATTTCGCGCACATCATCATAAAACAAATTTATGCCATAAACTTCACGGAACCGTTCATTAATCTCAGCGATAGAACCAGTAACCAAATTATTGTTCGATGCCCCAGCCTCAGCGGCCTGCCGTGCAGCCGCCTGAGTATTGTTCAAAAACTCGCCACCAGGCAGAACGGTACGAAACTTTTGTGAACCTTCCTTCGTCAAAATGGAAGTAAACAGGCTTCGCAAATCCACATTTCGTTTCGCAGCATCACGCGCTTCCTGCGTCAAAATGTGTGGCAAATAGTCGGGACCAAGATCACCGACATCAACACCAGCATTCGTCAAATCATCAAAAATTTGTCGTGTCTCAACACGAACAGCGTCCTCAGCGACACCTTGAATGCCAGTCTCAACATTGTTTGTCAACTGGCGTGCGACATCATCTGTGATCTTTGTGCCACCAACACCCTTATACCAGGCACCAGGATTCTTGCGGTCACCCAACAAATTGCGGGCGACACGTTCCATCGTGATCGCCCCCCACTTGTTAGCAACAGCCTTCGACGGATTAATCGTGTTCGAAGCAAACACTGCACCAGCACGCTTCTCAAACGGCAACGAAGCATCCATCGCAACCTGAGCAAATGCACGCCTACCAGCATCCTCAGAAACAAACGCTGTACGAAACGCCTTAGCAACAGCAGTCTGACGGCCAGCCTGCTTGACGGCACCCTTCAATTCTTCAGAACCCTGAAGAACCTTACGGACCGTGCCAGGCTTAATAGTTGACAAACCCAACGCCTGACGTGTCACATCATCCACACCAGCAGCAACCAAACCACGTTCCGTGATTGCACCACGCCCTCTGGTGGCAGCATTCGCAATTAGACGTTGCACCGACTCCGAAGCCATCAACCCAGCCTCGTTGGCGTTCACAGCCAACGCCTTAGAAATCATCTTAGAAGAACCATCCTTCACAGCAACACGCAGTGAAGATTCCGCAGCAGTTCTAGGAAGTGCTTTTGTACCGATCCTGATCGCCTGTTTCGCAAACACGCCAGGTGTATATGTCAACGGGTCAAGAGCGATATCGGTCACAAATCCTGAAACAGATTCAGGCAACATTTGAGTGCCAGGAATAATTTTATTCAACCCTAGTTCACGCGCCCCTGCACGACGATTAAACTGTTCACGAAAATCTTGCATGCTAGCATCGCCAACCTCACCAGCAGCCAACACATTCCTGGGAACCTGAATCAAAGTGGGCAACAAATATTTGCCTGCCCCCAACTCGTCAAACCCTGCAAGAACAGACTGACCTGCCCTGGTAGAAGCAGCGACATCAGCCAATTCTCGGACACCAGACACCAAAGCGGCCCGAGGAATATCTACAGTTCGCAACACGCTCATCAAACCTTTACCCAAAGGTTTGAACACGTCACCAACACCGAAACCATCATCCTGCTCTGCCGCCACATTGCTAACAGTTTTAGGGCGAGTCAAAGAAACATTCGGATTACGCTTCTGACGGACAACAGGAACAGCACCCTCAGGTGCCGTTCCACCAGCCTGCGCCTGAGCAAGCAACCTGTTCAACATAGAAGTGTCAACCACAATCATCCACCAAACAATCGCATCATCGCCAAAGCCTGCATAGCCTGCTGTCCCTTATCGGTAGGCATAACCCTGGATTGCATCTTCGGTATCGTCTGACGGGCACGTTCCCTGGTGAGCCGTTCCACATACTGGTTCAACACAGGATCATCAGAGAAACTACTGGAAACAGGAGTAATGTTTTGTTCAGAAACATTCTTACCAGCCATCTTGAACGGCTGCAAAGCAGCCTTCTTCGCAACATTAGCAAACCCAGCAGCACCCTGCCGTTTAGCCATGTTTGACGGTGAACGAAACCTGGAATCACCAGCAGCAAACTCTTTCGCCAAATCCTTTTCACTCAACGAACCAGTCGCCTCAAACACTGTTGGAGGATTCAACAAATCCGACAATGTTGGACCCTGCTTCGATTCAAACATGGAACGCTTATTGCCCTGCTCAACATCAAACTTGTTTCTCTCAGCTGTACGGCCAGCTTCAGCAGCAGCATACTGTGAAGCCAAATCCAAATAGTTCACCAACGGTGTCTCACCGTAACCTGGCTTCTTAATCAACTCTTGATCCAACGCAGCCTGATAAGCCTCCAACGGAGACATGCCCTCGTCAATCGCATCAAACAACACAGAAGCAACAGGATCACGACCCCACACAGCATCAACCTCGTTAGGGGTATCAACAAACTGTTGTTCAACAAACGGTTCAGTTTCCCCACCAAACAAATCAACACCCAACGTACCCGACATGTCCTGAAAGAAATTCAACTTTTGAGACATCGTTTTACCAGGCATCGAAGCAATCAACTGGTACAACGCCAACAGTTCCTGCTCACCCATCAGCCACCCGCCTTCAACATGTCAGCCAAAATCAACTGGTATGCAGCCCTCTGAGCTTCCATCTGTGCCTGCTGAGCGGCACTCAGGCCAGTCAACAAACCTTGGCTAGAAGTCAAATAGTCGCCAGCCGACATACCCATAGGATTCATCTGTTGACCAGTTACACCGAAAGCCCCCAACGTCTGTCCAGCACCCTGAGCCAACGCTTGCTGTGCAGCAGCATACCTGTTTGCCATATCAGCCAACTGGGTGTTCGCACCACTAAACAACTGGCCCACACGGCCCTGAGAGGCCGTGTTTGCTTCCGTCATTGCTCTAATAGCATCATTGATAGCAGCCCTGTTAACACCAGCCCCACCGCCACCGCCGCCACGGCTACCGCCGCCACCGCCACCAGATGGGCCAGCACCCAACGCACCAGTAATCATTGCCACAATATCTTCAGGCGACATACCAGCCGACCCCAGTCCCTTTGCAGCAGCAGCAGATTCCAAACCGATACCACGCATCTGCATTGCCCTAGCATCAGAAGGAACCACACCACGGGAAACAGGAGGCTGCACACGTGCAGGAGGTGTCATCCGAAAAATGTCGGCAACCCGACTGGGTTGACGGCCAGACGGGGTAGGGGCAGTGATTCGCTTAGGGAAAGCCCCAGTGACATCCCTAGCGATATCATCAACATTACGACGACGACTCATCTCATTCTCCCCTGAGCACGAAACATTGCTTCTTCCTCACCCAAAGCACGCAACGCATTCTCCAAAGCAACCCGACGCAACGCATCCTGCTGCGTCAAACCACCCAACAACTGGGCTTCCTCAACATCAATATCACCCATACGTTGACGGAAATCACCAACCTGACGACCCAACTGTTCCCCAAACACACCAGACTTCACACCAGAACCAAGACGCTTAGCCCACTGGCCCGTAAACCTGGGAAACATCTGTTGGAAACCCTTCGTGGTTTCCTGCCGTTGACGACCAAAACGCTGTTGCCCAAGGAACCGTCCCTGTTCCCCAGCTAACGTGTCAGAAGCAAACTTGTTTTGCAAATCTGCACGCCGTGTAGCAAAATCATATAGAGCCATTACATATAATCCTTTCTCGTCACCCCCGAGGACGCAAACCCAACACAGGCAACACAGACACAATGATCGACGGAACATCAGGCCTAGTCGGACTAGTCAACCCTGTGAACGCAGCGATCTGAACATCCAAACTAGAAGAAAACCATTTCAACTCAGCATAATCCCCAGCTTCCACTTGAATCATATAATCCCAAGCAGCAACCAGTTTCGCAGACGAACCTTGCAAAGTGACCCTAGTGTTCGTAGACGGCACATCGGTGCCGTTCACAGCGATCCAAATATCAACATCGGCAGCAGAACCACTAGCCTTATTTAACTGTGCAGAAAACGCTACATCATACACACCCGCATATTTGAAACGTATCTCCGTCGAATTAGTGATCGACACACCCTTAGAAATCCAGGTATCAGGCAACGCAACTGTTTGAGCAACCGTACTAGAACCATTCGCAATAGTTGCATCATTATAGAAAGAACCACAATACGGTAGCAAAGTGCGCCACAACGTGTTCAACTCACGTTGAACACCTTCACCAACATTCTTAGGGTTAACACTAAACATCAATCAGTCCCCAACACGAATCGCAGTCACCGTTGTATCAAACGTCGTAGAACCACCAGACGCATTCTGAAACTGGATAGTAAACGTCTGACCCGCCGTGAAATAGATGCTAAACGAACCATTCATATAATCAGATTCGCTGACCGACATCCGATACGTCATCGAAGGAGCAAGCACACGACCATAACAACCAAACCCTGTAGTGAAATTGTTACCAGCCGTCTTAGCCATATGGACAGTCACCGAATACGTCCCAGCCTCAGCAACCGTAAACGTAGACCCGCCAGCAGTAAAGAAGCTATCCGTATCATAATTTTCGGTAGCAAACGTCAACGTGCTAGTAGTGGCATTCGCAACCACAGTGCCAGTATTCGATGCGGAAACACGCATCGAACCAGAAACCAGCAACCAATTCGACCCGTCATAAACACGGACACGATTCTTGTCAGTCTCAAAAATCATGGCACCCGTAGCAGGCGTGCTTGGCCGTGCAGACGACAGACAAGAAGTAAACTTGCCATCCACATATGCTTTACGGGTCAACTGGTTTGCGGTAGTCGGATCACTGGCGGGACCAGTTGGAATGTTCGTAAACGCCTTAGAAGCATCCAGATGGACAGCGTTCGTGTTAATCCACGACACCAGATCAGTAAAGTTCTGGTCAACATTATCTGCCACCGCAGGAGTACCAGCAACAAAGTTATAGGTTACAGCAACATTAGAAGCCATCGAAACATCCTATCTATACGATTTCGTGTAATACGGAATAGTTACACTGTCAACCCACCAACGAGAAGCATGCTGCTTCATCTCAAACCTTAGCTGCACAGCATGAGAACGACCCAACGACGGGATACGTTGAAACTCGTATACAGGATCACCAGTACCAGACCAGTTGTCACCCCAGTCACCACCAACAGCCCCAGTACCATCATCCCACAACATGCCAGCAGCCAACGACAACGAATCCACTACCAACGTCAAATACTTCACAACACCCGACTCAACAAAATCATAGTACACATTAATATCCAACACAGCAGAATCATTGCAGGCCACCGTCACATGTGGCCTAGACCACTTCTTCCGCAACCCAGCATCCTGTGCAGTGAACCATGCCATCTTATAGTAGGCAGGAATAGAGATATCGACACCAAGCAGAGTGTCAATCTCTTTCGTTTTATCTCCCCAATCAAACAAACCGCCCTTATCCAACAAAGTGAACGGCACAGAATTAGTGGCATCACGATGCCAATACATGCTAGTAGGCGCATAACTAAACTTAGTCCAAGCACCCTGCTTGCCGACAACAGGATCATACACAAACATGACCCTGGTATTATCGGTTCTACGCAACGAAACCCACAACTGGTTCTCAACCCAAGCAACCCTATTAGACAGGCAGCCTTCAATAATCACACCTTCATTGACCACGTTGCTGATCCGTTCCCCGATAGGAACAATGCCACGACCGTTAAACGCATACACGTTACCGTCAACCGACCACCAATATGCTACACCAGCATTCGTAGTGACAGCCTGCTGACAGGAAACACCAGCAACCGACGACAATCGTTGCACCACAAATGTTTCACGTTCATAACCATAGATGGCGAACACGCCACGCTTCTTAAACACTAACAACATTTCTTGGAACGGCACCAACGCAGTGATCTGATTTGACTCGTCATCAGGTTCAATATCAAAATAGTCTGCTGTAGCGAAATCTTCTGGTTGCAACGGGTGCGACCAACGCACCCGAGAACGATGCCTGGTGCCAGACTCAACAGTGTCAGCCCACCACATGTGCCCTGAATGGTCCGCAATCAAACGGGCCAACGGGGCATTACCACCAGTCGGGGTCGTATAGTCATTGTTCGCTGTGTTACCCAACGTGGTGAACGCTGTACCATTCCAATGACGCATCAACAATGCACCAGTGTTCAACCAGTTAGCAAAATACAGTTTGCTACCCCAAATAGCCGACGTAACCACACGAGTCATATCGGCAGGCGAACTAGTGGTAACCGTCGTAAACGTGGAACCTGTCCACGTCCACAGCTTCCCATCCTTATCAATACCCCACAACACCTCAGTACCAGCACTGAACTGGCCTCCAATATAGCCACCATTCAACGTGGACTGGGTGGTAGCAGTCTTAAAACCCCGTCGAGAACCGAAACCGCCCCGAGCATTAAACACCACATCCTGACAATCAGGAGACTCATTCAACGCCAACGACTGGCGTTGCATCTTATTGTTAAGACCGCCAGTGAAATCGTTGAAATATTGTACCTGCAACTGTCCCTTAGCCATTACTCCAACATACCTCGCACCCAACGAGTGAAATCAGGATTCTTATAGTTCTGACCGCCCATCACATGATTACGGGCACCAAAATCTTTAAACGATTCGTTCCGAACAAACTTGTCAACCATCGCCTCATACTCACGTAGATACATGCCAGCCATCTGCAAATCCTCTTGCGACATGAAATAAGATGACAACATGTACCAGGCGATAGCGTCATGCAACACGACAGGCAAATCAGGGGTTGAACCAGCACCATTAGGCCACGTGTTCGGGGTACGCAAACCCCGAACCGTATATAGTTTGCCAGTCGCAGAAGGCTTCGGATACAACTTGAGAACACCATTCACCACCGTATACGCATTAGCAACCTCACTAGTGGCACCAATAGGGGCACCGAACGCTAGATCAGCATCCGACTCAGACATGTAAATCAGACGGCGACCCAAATTAGTGGTATCAATAATAGATGTAACCTTATCTAACGCCCCAATACCACTAAACGGATAATCCTGTTGCCCTGCAACCGTTGTAAACGTGTACGTCACCTGCAACTGTGGGAAACTAGTGCGGGTATGAATATCGTTGTAGGCGATGCGGGCATACACGTCCAACGACGAATCAGGCGCATCCGTAGAATCCGCATCCGCATGTGTCCGCACAAAATCACGCAACTCCTGCAACGTAGCCATCAAACCTTCTTTCGACCAACAGACTTAGGCTTTACTGTGGCAGCCTGGAAATCGGCTGCCCAATCAAAATCTTCACCAGCCATATCATACGGAACAGCACCCGCATACGCCGACTCCACACTTTCATCTAACATTGGACGAATCTGCATACCGCTCGCCTGGGCGCGTGCATCAAACAGGACGGCACGACCGTTCCCTGAGGAACGGTTCGCAGACTGGCCGTACACCGTGTCAAACGGGACAGCATCCTTCCACACCACCGTCATATCAGGCATTGTCATGCTCCACATACGGCTGAGCGTTAGGCACAGCCCACACCAGCACACCAACCACTACAGCGTCCAACACAGCTTCCAAAGCGACAACATCAATGTCAACCCACTTGGAAACAGCGGTAACAATGGCGGCAGCAACAGCACCAACCAAAGCCTTACGCATCTGACGAACCGACTCAACCATAAAAAGCTCCTTTATACGGGAAACGGGAGGGAGGTTACAATCCTCCCTCCCGTCTATAACCCTGAAACGTCCCCGACTAAATCACGGGGTCCAAATGGCACGGCCCAGGTAACGGCGACCGTTCGTACCGAACGTACCGTAGCAGGTGATAAGACCGTACTTGGCGTCACGGTCATACGGCTCAACGAAACCACGGAACTTCATCCAGTTACCCGACAGGACCGCCATCTTGACGTGACGGCTGTTCAGGAAGAACCAGTAAGTGCTCGGGCACAGGTCCGACCAGACAACCTTCGAACCACGGTGCAGCAGGTTCGTGAAACCAGCCTCCGCAGTCTTAGCGTCAGTGAACCGCTGGTTTGCCTGAAGCTTCGACTCATAGGTTTCCCACAGGGTCTGGGTGGTCACCTGGAAGTCACAGGCATCAGCACCATACGACACCGTGTTGTATGCCTTCGAATGCAGTGCCAGCGTGTAGGTGGCCGTCGAAGGAACATACGAACGCCAGTAGCTGTTAGCGTTACCGTCAATGCCACCCGACGTGGTGGTGTCACCAACCAGGTCCTTCAGACCGTTCCAAGCCTTACCGCTCGACTCGGTACCATCATACTGGAGAAGTGCAGTCTCAAACTGCTCGGCAGCAGTCATCTCAGCGTTCTCAACCTTCGTCTGAAGCAGCTTGATAACCGCACGGTCACCACTGTTCTTCGCTTCCTCCATACCCGACATCGGAATGAAAATTGCAGCCTGCTTCCACTGGTACTCGGCGGCAGTCACAATCTCCTCACCATGCACAGGGGTCAGAGCGTCATAGCCCGAGTAATACTGGAACGACGAGTTGGTCTTATGCTGGATCGGGAACACAGCAGTCGAACCACCCTGGGCGTCCAGCTTAGCGGTGTTCTTAATCCAGTCCAGAGCAGCGGACCGCTTAAAAATGTTGTCAACAGCCTTACCGCCCTCAGTGAAATACCGCTTCAGGGTAGTTGCAACAATGTTATCAAAATTCGGGTTACTCATAACATATCCTCCTTAGGATCGTGTACGTTCAACTTCGTATGCAAAGATATCCTCAAAAGAATCAAACGACTTCCAAGAATCATCCGACTCGCCCTTCGTCTTAACCGTAGGAACCTTCTTCGTAGAAGCCCGAGCCTTATCACGCTTCAAAGCGGCCTGCTCTGCCTTACGACGGGCAGCCTCCTGGGCTGCCGATTCCTGGTCAACACGATCAGCTTTCCAAACCTTGTAGGCCATCTCCATTGTCAACCCATTCTCAATCGCAATAGGCAACACTTGGACAGGATCAAAATCGGTGTACTTAGATTTCATCTGACTCAATTCAGACTGGACCTCAGCGTTCACCCGTTCCTGAGCGACCTGCTGTTGCGACTGACGCAACTCTGCAAGCTCACGACGAGTTTCCCTAAGTTCCTTCACAATCGGCCCCAACTCTGGATCATCACTGACACCATCATCATCCAGCAGCCCAAGCTGTTCCTGAAAATATTTGATCGTACCCTTCGGATCACTGGTTAATGCTTCCTGCAAATCCTGCGCCCAACGAACCAACTCGCCCTGTGCAGCAATCTGCTGCGTTTTACGAGTATAATCCGCTTGCCGCATATAGCCGTTCCGCAACTCGTTCAACGGAACCTCAAAGGTTTCCCCGCCAACAGTCACCTGTACAGGCTTATCTTTGATAGAGTCAAAATCAAACACATCCTCGGTTACATCATCCTGATCTTCCAGACCGTCATCTGTGTCAGAATCAATGTCCTCATCGGTTTCATCGACTGAACTATCATCATCCACCTCCACCACATCGGTGTCGGCGGCATCCTCATCACCAGAATACACGTTAGCGTTCCTGGACAACGACTCTACTTCCTGACTTTCACCACCCTCAGAAATCGTGTTCTCATAGATGGCATACAAATCGTCAGACATGGTTTCCTTTCAGAATCCCAAACGGGTTATTCTACTTTTTCTTGGTTACAGTGCGGCGAGCCTTAGCGGCCGCACCAGTGTTCGCAACAAACTGTTTCCCCTGACGGGAACCCGCCAACTTCTTCTTGTTTGTTGCAGCCTTCTCGCTCGCAGAAAGTTTACTCCACGCTTTACTAGGCAAATATCTTGTAGTGCCACCCTCACGGATAGCAGGCTTCCCATCACTGGTACGCCACTTCTCACCAGTCCACTTCGACAATGATTTCTGTCCCGCAGACTTTGCACCTGTATACCCGCCACCAGCAGCCTTATATTTTTGTGCCAACATTTGGGCTTTCCTAGCAGACCACTGTCCAGGTTTACCACCTTTGCTGCCAGCCATCACTTCGTTCTTTAAACGGTCACGAAGTTTCTTGTTGGTGTAAGGCATTTAACAATCCCAGGCACGCAACGACTTGTTGATCCGACTGTTCGGATTAGAAGCCGTTTTGCTTGACGTGTTCTTCTTCTTCATACCCTCCATGCGGGCACAAAACGATTTACGGCGAGCAGCAGACTTAGGACTCTTTTTGGCTTGTGCCGCCTTAACAGGCGGCTTCAAATTGCCACCTGTCGCTTTATTGTATGAGGCACGTCCCTTAGCGTTTAGACCGCCAGCAGGATTCTTGCCTGCCTTCCGTTGCCACGCAGGAGACTTAGCCATAACTACTTACCGTACTTGTTGTTGTCCACAGGCCCCTTAGAGAACTGGAACTTGCCAATCTTAGCCTTCGGGGCACTAAGGCCACGAACAACAGGAATAGAGCTAGGTGGCTTTGCGCCAGTCAGCTTGCCAGTGCTCTTGCCGAAACGATCCATCACTTGCCCTTCTTCATCATCTTCTTACCCATCATTGGCTTCATGCCCTTCTTGACGGCAGCCTTCTTAGCTGCCGCCATACCAGCAGCCGTATATGGGTAGCTCTTGTTTCCAACCTTAGGCATAATCAGGCAATCATCCACTCGGTAGCAGCAATCTTGGTGACCAGCTTCGTAGCGTTCTGCGCGGTCGTAGCCGTACCCGTCAACGTGTCCGAACCAGTCTTAGCGACCGTCACCGTGCCAGCACCCTTAGTGAGCACACGGAACTGGGCACCGACAGGGAACACCTTGCCAGCGGTAGCAGTCGACTCAGGGATCGTGAACGTGGTAGCCGAACCGTTCGTGGACACAATAATAGCGTCAATGTCGGTAGCACCAATCGTGCGGCTAGTCGTGGTTTCGGTGCGAACAACCTTCTGCCACGCACTGAATCGCTCATCAACCTGACCAGTAGTCTCATCTGCAACAGCCATAATATCCTCCAAAAAATCGAAACATGTTTCTAATAGAACGACAAGTAACGTAACATTACATCATCGGCATAGCAGCCTCAGGAGGCATCGCTGCCCCCATCGGCATCTCGGGTGGCATACCGCCACCCATTCCAGGTGGCATACCGCCACCCATAGGCATCCCAGGCTGACCCTCAGGGCCACCAGGCATCCCAGGTTGTGCAGGTGGCTGCTGAATGAAATCGCCAGGTTCCTTGATACCGAAACCGTTACGCAACACATGCTCAGCCAACTTGGCAGGATTCACCACACCAGCCCCAATGAACGGTGCCATCGCATCCAACAACTGCATCGCAGATTGGCGACGGAATGTTTCATTCATCGGCTGCGTAGACCCAGCCTCAACCACAAAATCGTATTCACCGATAATGGCGTCACGATCAAACGGCACCCAATCCGTTGCACCATTGTCCCCAACAATCTTTGCAACCTGCTCAGATGACAGGAACTCTTGTGCCAACTGGACACACTTGCGGGCAATCTCACTAATACCACGCTCAATCGTTGCCAACTTGTCAGCCGAACGAGCATTCGACATATCCTGAATCATTGCCGCCTCAGTTGCGGTACGACGAACCTCAGCAACCGAACCACGCTGATATTCTGTCACAGCCGACGTACGATCCATGTCATCCAAAATCATTGCCGTCTGATTATAAAACTCGGGAGGCAAACTGGAGGTTTGGATCGGTGCAATCACATCGCTGAACGGTCCGTCACTGTCAATGGGGATCAGTGCGTTGTCATCCGAAGATGTCAACGCCGCCAAACCGTCAGGACCAATCTCGTCAGGCTTATACATGTACATGCGACGATACCGTTTACGGTCATTCACCATCTGTGTACGGGTCAACGCCAACTCGACCTGCAATGGGACAATCGACTCCAAATCACCCATCGGATACAGCTTCTCAGGCACAATATGGTTCAACCAAAACACGTAAGGATGTCCGAACGGGAACTGGAACGGTTCAGGTTCGATCAGAAACATGTCGCAACCCTCAGCGAACACGCTGATGGTCTTGTCAATCATGTCATAATATTCCCAGACAACCACAAAATCGGCTTCACGACCCCGTTCCTCACCCTGGAACGTGAGATCATAATCCTTTTTGGCGGCAGACATCGCGGAACCATGCAAACGCTTACGTGCCTTCGGATTCCAACCCTCAAAATTGCGTGCATCCTCCAACGGGATGTACATTCGCTGAGCGATCCAGCGTGCATTCTTGATACGGGTCGCATCAGGATCAAAATACATGTCGAACGGTGAAACACGTTCGACAACAGGGTGATCTTCGACCGCAATACGCTTCGTGGTCGCTACAGAACCGATAATTGTGTCCTCATCAGGGCCTTCAAAGTCGGTTCCGTCCAGTTCTGACTGGAAACGGGCGTTAGCAGACTGCATTAGCATCTCTTGGACCTCACCAACCCATTCGTCACGGTCCTTTTCGACTTCTTCCTCAACCAAAGCCCATGTGACCTTCGCCACACCAAGCCCAAACACAACGAAATCCTTCGTAACCAGCCGCATTTCCTCATGAACATCAAAATGCTGCCAATAATAGTTCGTCACAGCCTCCACCAAAGGCGCATACGAATCATATTCAGGCTTACGAGCAGTCACAGTGATCTTCGGATAGTTCACCATCACACTCGGAACAATCACATTCGCCGTAGAAAACATCATGTTCGGTGCAACAATGTCCTCATACCCTGAAAGTTCCTCATATTCGTACTGGTTCGCATACAATTTGACAATGTTCGACCACTTCTCATCAAAACCAGCGTTCTTACGCCACTTCATAGCATCATTTACACGACGCAAACAGGTCGAAACCGTCTTAGGCTTCTTCTTGTCACTTTCAGCAGCCATATATGCCTGCGAATTGTAGCCGTAATCAGCCATTAAACACTCCCAACCTTCGCAGCAGCCGCCTTAGCGGCCTGCACAGTCTCAATCTTCTTCAAACCAGCAGCCGAAGCCCCATTCCAACCCTTACCAGTCTCCACAGGAACAGGATCAAGACCTGCCGCCCGAGCCTCAGCAACCGCAATACGGGCACGATTCGCTTCAGTGTCATCATGAAAATATTCTTTACCACCCTGGAAAGCGGTACGAATAGTTTTTGACCTGCAAGCAAAACACCATTCAGGAGTTGTACATTCAGGATTAAACCGATCTTCAGGCCAGACACGTCCACAGTTAGAACATTCCATCACATAACCCCCAACATCGTCACACAACAGGAGTCAACCTGCGTTCCTTCCCAACCTTAGAATCCAACAAACGCTCATACCACGCAAACGACCCCTTCACACGTGACGGATCACCATCCCCAAACACCTTCTCCGTCCTCGCATACTTGAGGCCCTGCACAGCCATCCCCAACGACATCACACAGTCATCATGCGGAGAACCCGACATACGACCACGCTGATCCCTGGTGAACGTCCGTAACTCATGCAACGTCAACTTGTGAGGCACATTACCAACATCACGCAACCAGGCAGCCAACTCGTCCACCAACAAAGGTTTCGTTGTCGTAGTCGTCAACCAACCCATCGACTCCAAAGGACGATCCACCCGTTTCGTCAACGTCCGACGCTTAAACAAATTCTTATACTTCACACGCTGCAAAGCTTTCAGTACGGTTAGCCCATGATTGTTCACCTCGGGAACAATCAGAGCGTTCCGATAAAACCAGCCGATAGCAGGCAACACTGTTTCACCAAACACATCAGGTTCAACACGCCCATACCAAACAGCCACAGGCTGATTGGTGTTTACACAAAGTACCCAGGCGACCGTAGCGTCACCATGCTCTAACCCTTCAGCAATGTCTGCTCCAACCACATACGTCCACCTGTCCTGATCGTTAGGTGCCTCAAATATGATGAACGGGCCACCTTCATACAGCATCACATCCGACGATTTCGACCCCGAAATCGTGTATGCCACACCCTCCTGAACCTGGAAACCCCTGAGCAGTTCCTGATTGAACACAGGGTTACCAGAACCGATAAAAGCCTCCACAGGATCATTCGGATACTCCTGATGAAGCTGCCACTCTTTACCAGACAACTCAAACTTCTTCTGCTCATACCATTCCTGGGAACGTGAATCCACGGCAGACCACGGAAAAAACACGCTATTAAACCCATTCGACCCAGCCTCAGCTTTCAGCCACATCTCATGAAAAAACGTGCCCTCACCATTAGCCGTCGATAACCCAATCACCCGACCACCCAAATCGGTGGTCGGCTCAACCGACGCCCACGCTTCCTCAGGGTTCGGTAGGAACGCCCATTCGTCCAACACCACCAGAAACAGTGACTCGCCACGCGCAGGATCATTATTAGACGGTAACGACTGGATGATTGAATCGTTATCCAACGTCATCACCTGACGGGTACGGTCCAACAGTTTCGGGCCACGCAACCGCACCCACTCAGGCATCGACCTAAAATTATAACGTGTCTTAGCCAACAGCGACACCGATTCACGTTCAGTGCGTGACAGCATCACAATATGTCTGTCACGCCACCCAAACGCACACCATAGTGTGAACGCCGCAACCAACGTAGAAAACCCGATCTGACGGGCCTTAAGACAAATGTTGCGACGATACTTGATCCAATCATACGCAACCTGCGACTGGGCATCCCGCAGCTTCAGCGGGATGCGACCAACACCAGGAAACTTGATCGACAGGTTATCTTCACAAAACTGGACAAACCCAGCATGCAACACAGCCACCACATCATCAGGCAACTCTTGCAACGTCCAATCCACATCAACCTGAGGAAACCAAGTTTTCCACTTGATCTCCTGCTCAATCTCCGTGATATCCCACGTCACCTTCTCACGGCGCGCCCGCTTAATCTGATTGGCCGTCTGCTGCACCTGATGAACAATATTACGATTCGGAGGCATGCTGCGTAGCCCTCTTAGCAATCTCAATCGCAGCAGCCTCAGCCCGCTCAGCCAACGCCAACTCCCTCACACGCTGCAATTCCTCCAACGACAAATCAGCAATAGTGTCCTGCTCCAACTCGTCCGCAACCTCCAAAATATCAGGAGACCGACCAAACTGGCCCATCACACCAGTACCCTTCATCCAAATCTCAGCAAACCGAACATCCTTCTTCGCCAACGCCTGCTCAAACACCATATCCAAAATCTGACGCACCCTATCAGGCGAACTAGCATTCTGCAACGTACAAAACCTGATCGCCTCAACCACCCGAGGATCACGAGACCACTTATACATCGCCTGCTGAGTAACCCCCAACACCTCTTGCAGTTCCCGTTCAGACTTGATTTCACGCTCCGCAGGAGGCGTCGCCTTCCACACCACATACGCCCGCTGACGGGCATTCAACTCACGACGCTTCTGCGCCTGCTGTTCGTTTGTCGGACGACCACCCTTATTCACAGCCACAACATCACCTCACAAAACCCCGAGAACCGTAACAACCATAAACGGAGAGGGGGCGGGCGCAACAGGGGGAGAGGACAAAGCATAAAGCACAAAAACAGGCACCGACACAGACACGCCCGAAGCGAAAGCGAAGGGCGACAGTCGTAACCAAACACACAAAACAATAAACCAAAAAGGGCTTGTGCGTCCGACAGGACAGCACAAACCCCCCAAACAAACCTACCAAACTAACTAATCTATAAGCTTATTAGCTAGATAAGATGGCCTCTCATCTACAATCGAGGCCATCAACCAACAAGCTAACAAGCTATATACATAGCCACCCCCCGTAACACCCTGTCAAAAACCCAAAACACCCATCTACCAGGCATGATGTCAAAAAGCTGTACAACCATGTGACAACAAACACCCCCCCAAACACAAAAAAAGTACAAACATACCACCACCAACTAGTACATTTGCACCATACGGACAAGTACCGAACCATACTAAGAATCATATAGCGCAACATGGGGGTAGGGGGCCGTATACCCACCCTCCCCTCCCCTGTTAGGTCAGCCTAACATCGACTGTTAGGTGAGCCTAACACTTGTAGAGTGCAAGCATCTCGGTCGGCCACCCATTGCACCCGCAATAGTTGCGCTCGCAATAGTTGCAGCCTACAAGTATCGCCACGGCGGAAGACTAGGGGAGTCGATGCTCTCCCC